TCACCTTAGCATCATATGCCATAGTGAGAGCAAGTTCAATCAACTTCATCTTGTCTTCCAGACGGTCAACAAGTTCAACGTCAATTATATTATACTCTACAAATTTTTGCCAGCCCTTTGTGTAGAAATCCTTAAACGTATCAAACTCAGAGTGATCTAACTTCTTCTGGCCAAGTTCTACACTAGCAATATAATCCAATCGATAAGATTCTTGTGCCTTATAAGTAAACTTCTTATATAAGTCTAAGTAATCTAACTGCGATACTCCACCTATATCATAAGATATATGTTCACGTCCCATAATAACAGTTCTATCTTCTGTTACTAATCCCCAAGGTGACATACGTTTCATTAACTTCTCACCAAGGATTCTTTCAATCCTACGACACATATATGGAATATCATATAACTTACTATTCCATCCAGTAATAACTTCTGGTGTATTAGATTCAATCATCCACCAGTTAATGAAATCACTTAGAAGTTCATACTCTGTTTTAAATGCTTTGTATGTTACATTCTTCTGAGTATTTTTAAATGAACCTTGACCCCAAGTAATTATCTGTTTAGTTGTATAATCCTGAATTGATATAAGAAGTATTTCTTCTGCAGCAGATTCTACATCAGGAAATCCATTTTCTGACTTAACCTCAATATCAAGAGTAACCAATTTGATCTTTTCAATATCAAACTTTAATTCTTCTTCTGGATACTTATCAGAAATATATTGATAGATAAATCTTTCATTACCGTAAATATTAAAATTCTCTACATCAGCATACTTCTTTATAAACTCACGACAATCCCTAACTGATCCAGGCTCAATTGCCTCCACAACATCACCACTAAGAGTTTTATATTTACTCTTCTTTTTTGAATCAACAAAAAGAGTTGGATAAAACTTCTCACGGGTTGCAAAATGTTTTCCATCTTCATAACCACGAACCAAGAAGTTGTCTCCAACCATCTGGACATTAGTGTAAAATCTCATTAGTTATCTGACTATACATTTGATGATACTCATATCTCCCTTCAGAGATAATATTAATTTCATTGCCAGTAATCTCCTTATACGCAATCATAAACATTTTAAAATAAATCCACTGATGTGGAGGCATATATGATGGTGATAGACATATAAAGACATGATCGTAATCATAGTCTCCAAAATCATAATCAGACATTAAACATGCACGATACTTTTCTCCCATTAAATCTTCATTAAAATCACTTCTATCTAAATTACCACTATTTGAATTAGAAATCCAAGTAAAAGAATTTAATTTATTTTTAATATGGAGCCACGCACCCCAATTACCTTCACAAACATGATCCAAATATTTTATACACCGTACTTCATTAGCTAAACCAATTTCACCAGCACCACAAGTACCACCATGCATAACATCATCATGATGATCAATATTAACTAAATCTATATTATCCAATTCTCCAATTCCATATAGAATTGCATCATGTTCATAACCAAAAAATACTTTAGGGTTATGCTTTAATGATCGTAAAAATATTTGATAACAATCAAGTAAATTTGATTGATCAATACTTAAATCATAATTAACTGAATTATTTGTACGAAAAAACTCAGACCAAGCAATCTCTGGAGTAGTATCATCTGTATGACATATAACATCTTGATACAAATCAATAGATGGACCCATAATATAATCCAAATCGATGCTCAAAACTTTCAATTTAGTTAATCTCCATCAAAAGAAATATCCGTCAATTCATTTGTGGTTTTCTTAAATTTAATGTGATGTTGAAATTTTTTCTGAGTGACAAAATTAATATCCTTACCAATAACTTCATCATATGTCATCATAAACATCGTAAAATAATGCCAGTGGTTTTTGGGGATATATTTTGGAGATAAACAAACAAAAACATGATCAAAATTATAGTTATCAAAACTAAAATCTTTCCTTAGATACTGTTTATATTTTTCACCAAGTAAATTTTGGTTAAATTGATTTTTAGTATCATTATCTGAATTATGAATCCAAGCATATGAATTTAATTTATTATTAGCATGAAGCCAAGAAACCCAATTGGAATTATTAACTCTATTATTTTGAACTTGCTCATATTCTTTTTCGGGATCATCACTAGAGTCTCCAATACAATCATGATGATCAATATTAATTAAATCAATATCAGAATAATCTCCAATCGAAAAAAGAATTGCATCATTATCATAACCAAAAGAAACACTAGGAGATTTTTTACCTCTTTTCTTTTTTATTGCTTTTAAAAATAAATGATAACAGTAAATAAGAGAACTATTGTCAACATAAAAATGAGATTCTTTAAAAGAAAGATCATCGTATAGTTGTTTCCATGTCATTAAGGAATTAGCCTCATCATAAATCTCTTCATACAAATTAATGACCGATCCCATAATATAATCTAAATCAATACTTAAAACTTTCATAATTTACCTCAAGATTCTTTCTGTGGTTTTGTCAAATTTACGATCATAACCATATTTTCGATTGGTAATAAAATTAATATCATTACCAGTAATCTCTTCATATACAATCATAAACATTGTAAAATAATGCCAATGTCTTGGAGGCATATATTGTGGAGATAGACATATGAAAACATGATCAAAATTATAGTCATCAAAATCATAAGCATCCCTAGTAAAAGTGCTATATTTATCCCCTAATAAATCTTGATTAAAACGATTTCTTCCCAAATTACTACTATTTTTATTACAAATCCATACCGCAGAATTTAACTGACCTTTAGAATGAAGCCAAGCAATCCAATTACCTTCACAAACCTCATCATACTTGCAAAGATTTTTATATTCTGCCATTAAATCTTTACTGCCACCACCATGCATAACATCATCATGATGATCAATATTAATTAAATCTATATTTTCTAAATTTCCAATTTGATATAAAATTTGATCATGCTCATATCCAAATACAACTGTGGGATTATTCTTTAAAGATTTTAAAAATAAATCATAACAATAAATCAATGCACCCTGATCTATAAAAAAACTATTTTCATCAAAATCTGTACGTTTAAAAAAATTCTCCCATCTGAGTACTGGATTAGAATGAAACTCCTCAGAATTATAGATCTCAATAGTTGGACCCATAATATAATCCAAATCTATACTAAGAACCCTCATTTAATAGACTCCTTATACTTATTCAAAGTCTCTTCATTTGGATCAACAATTGTTAAAATAGAATCAGACTGCATCATTAATGTTCTCTGATCCGTAACTGCTGGCCAACGAATAAAAACCCCCTCATCAGTAATCCTAAATGGATTGGTTAATTGGCAATCTGGTTCACCAACATCAGCACCAATTTCTGATATCTCAGCAATTAAAGTTACCCCAATCTTTAATATTAAACATTTAGTCATTTAATGATTCCTCATACATCCCTACCAATTTATCTACAGGTTCCATAAAAGTTACAACCCAATCTTTTGGAAGTACAAACTCTGTATCTTTAGTTATAAGAGACCAAGACGTAAGAGAAACTTGTACCGAAGATTCTTCTAACTTTGATTCTTCAGCAAGAAAAACTGGTGCAGCCATATTGACTTTTTTAGGATTAATGAACACATATCCATGTACATTCTTCTCCTCTTCAGAAACCAGTTCTCTAACATCAGAAATTAAAGTTTCTCCGGATTTCAAAAGAGCAATTTTTATTGACATTTTCTTTACCTAGGTAATTTTTATTATAACAAAAAAGGGATGGTTTTGCAACCACCCCCTTCCCGTTTTGTTGAAATGCATTTCGGTAAAAGGGCGGACCCCTTACCCCCTTCATATTTAGAGATACTCTTTACGAGAATGATGTTCTGGAACTATCTTACCCAATGTAACAGTAAGAAGTCCATCTGCAAAGTCAACATTCTTAACTTCAACATCATCTGAAAGAGTCCATGCTCTCTCAAAGGATCTCTGTGCTAGTCCTTGATGGACGTAATCTGTTTTATCTTCTTTTGATTCTTTATTTGCAGTTACAAATAATTTACCATACTCTGTGTAAACTTTTACTTCTTTCTTTTTAAATCCTGCTAGTGCAATTTCTAGTCTGGACTCAACATTGTTTACATGAATCAAATTGTATGGTGGATAATTTGTAGTTACATCCTGATCAAAGAATGTATCGAAAAAATTATCTAACCCTATGCTGTTTCTTGAAATCTTCTCCATCAACTGTGGAAGATCAGCAGCACGGTATCTTGTGAGGTTACCCATGATAGTAGCTCCTTGTTAAGCGAGTTTATGTTTTGTGATCCCTTTCGGCGATCATAATTAATTATAACAGTATACTCTTATAAGTCAGTCGTAAATACCCAATAATATGGTTCTGGTATCCGCCCACTCTCTAACAGAATACGGATAACCGCCCATCTCTTTTACTACTTTGGCCAAAGAATAATCATTTCCACCTGGTTCCATCCTATCACCAAAGAAATGTAACTCATCATCCTGAGAGAAGTCTCTTAATATTTGACTCTTATCACTACCATAGGGTCCAATATCAAGACCTGTCTGACCTCCAAGGGCAATAGTCAATCCAGGGAATGCATTCTTAAGTCTATCTGCTATGTCTGCTCTCTCATTAGTATCTTTATCCCATCTAATATATTCATCTCTACCAACAGAAGGATCACTATCTCTACCTAAAATACTAAAATTAACAGTACCAGGTCTT